AAATACCCCAACGGGCATCATATCATCTTCAATTTGTTTGAGTTTCTCTTTATATAAGAAATCTTTCATATTGACATTAGTTGCATCTTCAAAGAATGGGGTTGTAGTAAACCATCCAAACAACACAAGATTCATCATTAAATCGTCATTCCCGTGATGGTCTGCTTGATATGATGCACCCTTTTGAACGAAACTGGACATTTCTATGATAGTTTCTAAATCTAATATATTAAGTTTTCCCCTTTCTACAATGTCTTTTATATTGGAACACCCTATTCTCTTAACCTTCTTTGTCATTGCGACACCGATTGCAGATGCTTTAATTAAAGACTCCGCATAAACATTCTCATATTCTAAATCGTAATGAAGTCCATTACATACAACTGCACCTTGGTCATTGTTCTCGATTACAACATAACATTGATTGTAGTATTCCGCCCACTTGTATATAATGTCTGGAAATATCAAAGGGGAAGTGGTGTTATTTCGGAATACAGCAACTTGTTTAAACACTTCTTCCGTTACATCTATAACATTAAAGGTAGAGTAATCCATACCACGACCTTTAGATACATCAACAAACATCAGATACTTATGGTTTTCGATAGGTTCTTCATACACCCTAACATTATTTTGATATGAAATAGGTTCTTCCCCCTTTAACTTCATAAGGGCTTCTGCGTTAATTAAAGTATTACCTGCCCCGATAATCTCGTTACCGAATTCCTGATTGAATTGGATTTCCGAAGTATTTGCAACGGTTTGTCGTTTCCACTCCTCATCTCTGCCGGGAACATCCCACCAATCAACTCTAAATGGTATAAATTCGTTTGTCTTTTGTAGTGCACCTTCGTATATGGTGTTAAACATATTATTGACACCATTACGTGTGGAAGTTATGATGACCTTAGTTGATTCACCAGACGAGATTACTGGATAGGTAGATGTATAGAATTCCACATCTCTATCGACAAACGCAAACTCATCAAGATATACAAGGTTCATTGACATACCACGAATAGAACTTGCAGTAGTAGATGAAGCAATTATCCTTGAGTTATTAGAGAACTCTATAGAACCTTTGTTGAGTGCCTTACAGCCGGGTTGTAGGAAAAAGGGAATGTTCTCTAACATTAGAGTAACTCGTCCTAACATCTCACGGGAAGTTGCAGCTTTATTCGCAAGGATACCGACGACCTGCTCTCCTTTAAATAGTATATACCAAAGAAGATATGCAACGGTACATATCGATTTCCCGGATTGGCGACACGCAAGAATAATAGAAAATCTATTTGCCTGGAAATGTTCGAACATCTTTTTTTGATATGGATATAATTTGAAGGGTATTAACCCCCTATCCAAATGAATGACTTTGCAGTAGTTCTCTGCAAAATATACTGGGTCTTTAAGACATTTTTGATATTCGAGAAGTTCGTCTTTTGTCCATGCATGTTCAACGTCAGCACCACGTACTCGGGGATTCCCGAGATATCTGTTCTCTTGTTTATCACCCATAATTAAATCATCTATTTCTCGTAATGTAACCCGTCATTACCATTCTGTCCAATAATATTAATTCTTTCATCATCTTCTGGCCATGCTGTGGTTTCACCTATCGCTACACCATTATCTATTGTTTCTAAATCATCACCGATTTCTGTCCTGTATACAGTTTCCATGAACTCTTCACTATCATCATCGTCTGGAATTTCTTTAACTACTACTTCATCACGTAACATCTTTTGGAGTTCAGCTGTAGAACCTATAAACACGTTATTCGTTTGATGTTCCAATCCCGGTATGGTATTAAGATTTGTAACTTCTTTCTTGTTCTTCTGAAGTTTCATTAGTTTCTCTGCTATTTCAGCATTGTTTTTAATGAGTTGTCCGAGTACTTCGAAGGCTCTTGGGTGTTCACTCTCTCGAGCAACTTCAAGCATTAGTTCGATTGCTTCCCCACCTTGTAATGATAAATCGTAAAGTTGTTTACGTATGTGTTCGTAATCCTTATCTACGTCCTGTGAGTGTTCCATAATTCTAAAACTCCATGTTTTTTTCTTGCATCTTCCTTATTACCACCTTCATATGGTATTGCAAGACCTTCCAAAACCAATAATTGATTTATATCAATCTCATCTTTAATTGTTTTAAGAGTACCTAATACCCTACCAAACTTTCCTTTCTTCTGAAGTTTAGTTTGTAATACGAACTCCTTATCCTCTAATAAACTCTGCAACCTTTTCTTCGCAGCCAATCCCCAAGACTTCTCTGCGAGATTTCTTGTACGTGATTCTGGAGTGTCGATACCCATTAAACGAACCCGAGTTTTCATAAATACACCAAAACCTAAATCCATTTCCACATCAACTGTATCACCATCAACAACTCTAAGCATTTTTGATTTATAATTGTACATTAGGGTTCATTAAAAAAGTCAATAGTTTCTGTATATGGCACCGATGAAGAATCGGTAATAGATTGTTTCTCTATATTCTGTTCTGAATCACTATCCTTATAATACACATCAGTATAAAGAATCTTCTCAGAACTTCCGATACCTTGATAATATTTAATTCTCATTTCAAAGGTCAATGTATATATAATGGTTCTATTAGTGAGGAAATCCCCCTCATAATCATCATTGAGTGACACACCTGAAAGTACAATAGGAATATCCGATTTAATAGACATATCCGGTATATCGGTTATCGTTACCGTATACTCAGGTTGAAAAAGAGGAAGAATTTGTTCAAGAATTTGTAATGCGTCGTCTTGTGCTTTCGACATTATATTTAATTCAAATCCTACCTTATATACTGCGGGCGCATTAAGTGTTTTAAGTACAAGTGTATTAGTAACGTCAACCTTAGTGAATTTCTTCATCTTGTTAATTTTTGCTTGGGGGTCGTATGTCATATCAGTTATTTCAAATGCCATACGAGGTAACTTAATCGCCATCTTGGGGTCGGTAATGTTATTAACACGTGCAAGAATCTTTTGACGAGGTGAATATGAAAGGGGTACTTGAATTTTATTTAAGACCTTCCCTGCACTATCAGTTTTAACAACCGATAAGTCATTGAATAGAGAACCGAATACCGATACGGCTCTGCGTGTGCTTGAATTGTAAAAGTGTGTTTCGAACATATATTACGGCATCCCGAAAGGGTTCTCCTCTGTAAAGTCAATAATTAAATCTGCATCGGTTTCAAAGAATGCGTTTTGTGCTGAATCATCTTCATTATATGTATGAGAACCAGCTGCAACCACCGTACCACAATCGTAAACTGCACCAGATTCTGTACCAACGATTCGTTTATTGGAGTCAGAAGATACATAGAATTGTCTGAATTTACCGTCGGAAGTAACATGTGCTATAACCGCAAGTGTACCCGCCGTAGATGAAACTGGTTCCCAACCAGCAATTTAAGCTTCTATATTGATTGGTTCACCACCAGCATAATTCTCTCCTGTCCATTGAGTTACAGTTTCCCCTATTTCAAAAGTACCAGAACCACTTTGTAAAGTATAATTGTATAAAGTAGCGTGGGTACGTTCGATAACGTCTATTGCATCAATTCCAGTATCGAGTATTTCGTCTGAGTATTCGAATAGTTCTGCCTGTAATTTATATACAGGTAGATTTTGTAATTGGTAGAATGGTTGTTCGTGTTCAACAAACTTGATTTCGAATAAGGATTGTGTCATTGGTAGGAATAACAAATCACCTTCCATAGGTCTGATACCACCATGAGCGGCAACATTCATACCACCTGCATAAGTACCTACTTGTCTTTCCCACCTACGTTTTGCAACGACGAAAGTTGCTTGGTCTCTGATTTCTACACCGAATTTGGATAAGAGGTCGCCCTCTCCCTCAAATGCATCAACATTTTCAATATACATTTCAACTACGTATCCGTCCGTGAATTTAGAATAATCTTCGTTTAGAATATCATCCTTACTTACACTCACTCTAGGAACATAATATACGTCTTGACCGTATATAGAGATACTCTCTATAATTAAGTCTTCGTATAGGTTCTGTTCTGATTTATCAGCACCATTGAAATATACATTAGTTGCCATTATTTACCCCATTAAGAAGTCATCAGGCAATTGGTAATTCAATTGCATCTCTTCTTCTATCTTTAATATCTCCTCTTGAGCTTGGTCGTAGATTAATTGTCCATTCATAGTTACACCGCCAGGAAGTTGCATACCCTCAAATTTAATTAGGTTTTGCCCCCATTGACGTTTAACTAATGATGTAACATATCTTTTAAGAAACATATCATTATAAACTGCAGCAGTTGCCGTTGGGTCAACAATTTGATATGCCTCTATTATAATATAACTTCCTTCCGTCCATGTTTCACTTGCGGTTTCACAAGTTGTTTTGCTCGTATATTGGGTATCGGAACAAACGCCTCCAGTTAAACCTTGAAATCCCTCATCAATCCAAAGTTTATTTGTATGACGATTGTATCTAAGTAATTCTGTTGAATTTAATCTATCATCTAATAGTGCAAGATGACTCATTCTTTGGGTATATAGTTGTAAATTCTTACTACCAGCAGCACTCATGCTCCACATATCCTGTAATCTCATGTGATAATTTACATTAAATAACGATTCTACCGAACCACCCTGACCCATATCTAAAAGTCTAACTACACTTGTGATAGTATTTGGGAGTTCGATATAACTGTTCGTTACATCAGCAGCTAGTAATTGATGTTTGTAATATACACGTTGGATAGCATCCGAATGATACTCTTGGTAAAATTGTAATGCATCATCTATTCTATCTTCTAATTGGTCATCATCTACATTTATTTCAATAACAGGAGCTCCTAACGCCCTAAATGCGTGTTCCCCTAATTGTGTTCTTGTTGTAACTGTTGCCATAATATTTTCCTTGTTTTTACATACTTATTTATAAGTTTTAGGGTTTCTTCATCACCGAAAACAGAGATGTTGCGGTATCTTTTTTCTGAATAAAGTATATATCCATTCTAGCGAGAGTTGCTTGGTCTGGTTTTGTGTGGTGTCCCGTCGAATATATACTCTTAGCCGCATCTAAATCGAGGTCTTGTAACTTAACCCAATTGAAATCATTAGTAGCAGAAGAGTGTGCGTGAAGAATTGTTAGTGCAGATACTTGGTCATATGTCAATGAATCAAGATATGCGATATGTGAATCCCCCGTTTTCCATTTAGTAACCCATTCCGGATATTCTATTTTCCTATCACCCGTATGTGGTACCCAATTCCTTGCGGCGTATCTTTCATTCCATCTATCTATTGCACCAGTATATCTGTTTATTGCGGTGGGAATTGCGTCTTCTATGAATTGAGTAAGACCATACGCA